GATAAATCCGTTGAGACTATAGTCAACCATGTTGTATATCCCAATACAGTATATATGACAGCGAACAAGAATGACGGCAAAGAAGCTAACATTGGACACATAATTTTTGTGTGCGGCCAAGTTGCTCTAATGCCCTATCATTATAAAGTTGCTATAGAGGAACGAAATTATTCAACCGTGAATTTATATTCGCGTCAATTAATTGGCTCAAAAATACCCGTTTCTGTGTTTGATACATATGTGCGCATCCAAGGAAAAGATGCCATGCTTGTAGCGTTCCCAGTCACGGTTAACAGTTTCAAAAATATAGTTAATCACTTTGTGGATATTCAAAATTACCCCCTAGTTCCATCGTGTCCCGGCATACTTGCTAAGTATTATTTTGCAAACTCTGAAACAGAGAAATCTAGAGTTTGTATTAGTGCTATTGGTGTGTCAGAACGTGATGAAGTGGATGTTATGTCTGTCCCTGGATGTATGGAGGTGGTACGCAATAGAGATTTCTATACATACACTGCGCCAACCCGTGCTGGTGATTGTGGCGCAGCTCTTTGTGTTGCCAACACATGCATACAAGGTAAGATAGTCGGAATACATGTTTCTGGTGTAGAAGGGTTATGTAAAGGCAATTCTTCCGCGATAACCAAGCAAATGATTGAAGAATCATTGAAGAAAATGCCGAGCATAGCTCAATACGCATACCCATCCTCTGAACTAACTGTCGAAATGGACGTATTAGAAGAGAGTGGAGCATTTGTTTTACACAAATATTTGCCAGGAGTGTCTATAGGTACAACTATGCAGACCGCTATTAAACGGTCTCCAATTCATGGTGAACTTATAGAGTCCCCGAACAAACCAGGACCGCTTGGACCCTTTAAATTTAGAGGCGTCACAGTGGATCCGCGTGTACTGCAACGGAAAAAATATGGAAAACCGCGTCCAGTTATCAACCAAAAGGTGGTGGATGATATTAAAGATGGCTTAAAACCTATTTATTATCAGTCACATGAATATGAACCCGAATACTACAAGTATCCATTGACTTTCGATCAGGCAATATTAGGTATAGACGGTGATCCGTTTATCAACTCGTTAGACCGTAATACAGCACCTGGATTCCCCTTTTCCACAAGGAGAAATGGGAAAAAAGGGAAAACGTTGTGGTTCGGAGACAGTATGGAATACGACCTTACTGGACCACATGCGATGGCATTACGACAAGAGGTTGAGGAGTTGGAATTATCTGTACTTAATGGTGTTAGACCTGAAGTTGTATGGACCGATACTTTAAAAGACCAGAAGATACCTGTGGCTAAAGCAAACGCTGGTAAAACACGTTTGTTTTCGGCAGCGCCAATGCATTATGCAATAGCCCTGCGGAAAGTGTGTGCCCCTTTTGTTGCTCACCTATCACGAATGCGTATTAGGAATACGATTTGTGTGGGTGTGAATCCATTTTCATGCGAATGGAGCGCAATAGCACAAAAATTGTCATCGAAGGGACAACACGTTATAGCCGGAGATTATTCTAACTTTGACGGAACACTACCTGCCCAACTAGTCTATGCGGCAACTGAAATCATGGCAGATTGGTATGACGTTCACTGGGAATACGTTGAAGCACATAAACGCAATATTGTTGGTGGTAATATATTAGGAAAACTAGAATTTCTTATGTATCTTCGCCGATTATATTATGAATGTGTGCACCATTTGCATATTATGAATTTTAAACAAGGTTCTCTTATGTATTATGTTCGCAACGGTATACCTTCAGGATGTCCAGTCACTGCACCATTGAATTCAATTGTCAACTTAATGGCGTTAATCTATTGTTGGTATCATATAATAGATGACCCACTTAAGCAAAATGTTAAGGAGTTTTTTGAACACACCTCGAGTGTTTTTTATGGAGACGACTTCGTAATGAACATCCGAGCAGATGTATTGGAGAAATTCAATCAGATAACGATAACACAAGCTATGAGTGAGCATTTAGATATGACCATGACTGATGAAGCCAAAACGGGTGAATGTGTTAAATCTAGGACACTGAAGGAAGTCAATTTTCTCAAACGTGCCTTTTATTATAACACACTCATCCAAGAGTATACTGCACCGTTGGACCTCACAGTTATTTTAGATTCTACGAATTGGTACAAAATTGGTAAATGCTCTGCTGTAATAGTAGCGCGGGATACGCTTAAAGCATGCCTACGTGAACTAGCTCTACATCCAGAACAAACTGATTTACAATATCGTAGCAAAATAACAGATCTTGGTCTTCGCGTTACTAATCTAATTCCAGGAGAATTGTTTGTGCCTGATACAAGGTATTCAACACTTCTTGCTATTAAGAATATGGATTGTGAAAATCTAGGTCTGGACTGTGACGCTTAAGATAGTCTCATTAGAAAACCACGTAATTGGGTCAATCCGTCAATACCGGTCCACCAAGCCCTGGAAATTTCTAGTAATCTAACGAGCGCGACACCGCATTTACTCTAAAATCGATATTTGATGTCATTAGTCTAATTAACAAACCACGCAACTATGTCAATCCGTTAATACCGGTCCAATAGGCCCTGGAAATTGTTAGTAAATGAACATCAAATATCTAACCGTATAATGGTAATAGTCTAATTACTAAACCACGCAACTATGTCAATCCGTTGATACCGGTCCAATAGGCCCTGGAAATTAGTAGTAATTACTATTATACGTTCACCCTGCTCATTGGTTTAATTGAGCATCTATGTTGCTATGTGATCTTGCATAATAAATGCTGACGTGAAAACGTTATGCACTGCTGTAGCAATAGGTTAGCTATTTAGCTTTACTAATCAAGACGCCATCGTGCAGCCCACAAAAGTCTAGATACGTCACAAAAGCACATACGCTAGGTCGCGTTGATGCTTTTTAAATATGACCTGCAAATATAAATGAAAACGTAACAACCAAAATACAACAACAAATCCTATCTTTCAGCTCAGAAGGTGATTCCCCGTCGTCATCTACTGTTTTAGCGCCGCTTAAATTGCAAAATCCAATTCTGGATTGTGCAAGGGATGGAAGGACTCATACAGTCAATTCATTTCTTGAGCGGCCTATTAACTTTAGAACGGCTACGTGGAGTAATCAAGCCGCTGGAAGTAGGTTATTTTCTTTTAACTATCCTTCGGATGTGGTGAAGAATTCCATGTATAGTAGAAAATTGCAAAATTTTCTCGGTTTGCGAGCTGACTTAGTTGTTCGCGTTCAAGTTAACGCGCAACCATTTCATGCTGGTAGATTAATGCTATCGTGGACTCCTTTTCTTAATTCGTTGGGTGTTAGTAGAAAATATTATTACACTGACCCTACACCATCGTTTTTAACCTGTATTAGTGGTAATCCTCGTGTTGAAATAGATTTATCTACAACAACAGAAGCTACCATGACTATACCTTTCGTGTCCCCTTTTCTGTATTACAATCTGGTGACGGGGACGGGCGATATTGGAACTTTCCAATTAATCGTTTATTCTCCGTTGGTGGATTTGGTATCGGGAGGGAACATAGACTACACAATATGGGTTAATATGACTAACGTACGTACTGAATTTCCTACTGGTATGCCAACTTCTTTCGCTCAAGTGGGAGAAGAGGGTAAACAACAACAGAAGCAAGGTTTCGTTACACGTCAGGCTGAAGCTTATTCTACTATTATGGAACCACTCACCAAGATACCAGGTGTGGGCCAATTAATAGGATATGCTAAATCCGGCGTTGACGCTCTGCACGCCGTTGCTGCAACTCACGGTTGGTCAAAACCGCTTAATCCGGCGGACATGCAGCTATTTAAACAAGCTCCGTCTCGGTTTATGTGCAATTCTGATGGTTCGGATATGGCAACTAATTTGGGTTTAACAAGCCAAAATGAAATTGAACATCTCCAATCACTCTTTCGCACAGACTCCGATGAAATGTCTGTTGATTACGTGGCTAGAACATATAACTATGTAGGAAGATTCAACTGGAAAAAGGGAGATAGTCCTCGTGCTGTCCTTTATAATCATGTAGTGTCACCCACTGCTTGGTTTGATAAGGTCGGCGTAACTGGATTATCTATCCCACATTTATACTTTGCCGCTTCTAACTTTGTGTTATGGCGTGGCGGTATAAATGTAAAACTAAAATTTGTCAAAACAAAATTCCATTCTGGTCGTATACGCATTATTTACGTACCCGGCTTTTTTGGTGGAATTTTGCCCGTTAATTTTGAAACTGACGCTAACTACTCCACTGTGGTAGATATTAGATCTGACACAGATGTAGAATTTAACGTCCCTTACGTGGCCACTGTACCTTGGTTGCACATCAACTCCACTCCATGGGTTACTAGTTTTAATCAAACTCATGCTTGTGGGTCGATTGTAGTCGAGGTTCTCAATGAACTCGTAAATACATCTACTGTGTCTGATACTATCGAAGTTATAGTTGAGGCGTGTGCTGCAGAGGATATCGAATTCGCTATCCCTATAGTACCCGCTTTAGCACTTCGTGCGCCACCTAACGCCACAAGTAGTAAAGGTGTCTTAGACATTATTACGAGTATGGCGCAAGTAGGAACAGATACAGGCGACACACCGTCAGAGGTAGCTCGTGAAGAACCAACAAGTTTTAACGAGGTACCGCTGCAACCAACTACGACAACTTATAACGCATCTATGCTGATGATGGGTGAAAAAGTTACTAGCTTTAGACAACTTATAAAACGGTTTTCCGCAGTAACACCACCCACTCAGAATAGATACTGGGAATTCAAACAGCCTTTTTGGATTAATCCGAATCGGTTTGAAGGATTAACACGTGAGGGTGCGTACGACATCGACGGTATTTCATGGTTTGCAAGCTTATATGCATTCTACCGCGGTAGTATGAGGTATAAAATTGCACCCATTGATAATGCTTCGCCCCTTGTGGTGGCTCTTAAGCCTAACTCCTTATATGCCGGTATTCGAACTATCGACATAGATGGTACTTGGGCTTATCCCGATTACAAGGGTGCTGAAGTGTTTATGACACCAAACGAAGGTATCCACGAATTGAGTATTCCATACTATAGTTCCTATCCTGTAACTCTAACCACGTACAACACTAGTGGTTCTGATGTGCTCGATGCTAGAAACGGTTTTAATCGTGTTATAGCTCGGTTCCATCGGGACACTAATGCGTACGTTTACAGAGCTGCCGGAGATGATTTTAGTTTTGGGTTTCTTCTTGGACCTCCTATAGTTAATCACGCATCCTAATAGCGTTCGTCTGGTACGCGTTAGTTACCAGTTAGTTCATAGTCTAATTAAAACTATGCGTCTGATATGCGTTAACTATCAAGTGAGTAACTATCTCGAATTAAAATAGTCGTCCGGTGGAACGTATCCATTTGACTTACAAACCAATACGAAGGATAAGAGTATTCGTCGCATTTGATTTTAGCGTCGCTAGGCCTAGTTTGTAAGTTAGTCTAATTATTATTAAGGACCAAAAAAAAAAAAAAATATAAAATACAAAAATATTTAGCATTAGTTAATTTTAGGAAATAATTTTAGATAAGCCTGGCGCGCCAAAATTGGAGTTTAAAGACCCTATAAAAATGCTGGCGTTATACACCCCTTGTTCCTTCGAGGCGGGCCCTCATGTGTTCTACATGCTGACTTAAAGAAGTCTACCCCTGGCCCGTCCGGGGGATCTAAGTTTTTATCAGTTTTCTTAGACTCAGCAATTAGCTGGGAGGCGTAACTGTTACTTTATGTCTGGCGAACATGAGATTAAAATGCAAATTTTAAAGTTGAACCAAAAAACCTCGATGTGAAGTTCCTTATGTTCTTGAACATAGTTTTTAAAACCGCGCTTTAACAAGTAATGTGCCCATTATTTAGCATGAATAAATGGAACATGGTTTTAAAAGCACATTTTAAAACAGCCTCTTAAATCAAGTAGTTTTTAGGAATTACAACAAAGTTTTAGACACTGTTTTAA